CGGAACATCGTAGAATCCGTGCCAGCATTGTTAATGTGCGCAGTATAGTGGTCCAACATTGCCAGTGAGATTTTTTCATAGGAGATAATGTGGATAGTAATAGCGCGATAACCAGACAGGCTACAGATGCGTTGCTGGAAGTATACAACGGCAGGTGGTGGTGACGTGTGCGTTTGCTGTAACCTTTACGGTAGAACGCCACAAGCCTCGCTGTACAGGGAATATCGTATAGGTGCCAGCGCGCTTACCGTTATGGGGGATAGAGATTAAGCCAGCTTGACCGATAGTTTGCTGCCTCCTGCTTATACAAGCCAATAAATTCGCGTTAAGACAAAAAGCACTATTTTTTTGATTTATCTTGACAAATAAGTTATAAATGAGTGTTTTCTATCAAAGACAGCAGTGATTAAAATATTTATGGATGACAGTGAAATTTTATGATTAATAATTTAAGAAGTTATCACTGATGTTTAGAACCGGTTTCACCAAATACGTCGTTAAGGGTGAAATTAACTTTTCGTCTTTCATCGAACAAAAAGACTCTCTTGTGCCAAGGATCATGTTCAAGATGCCTGAAATTCCAGTTCTAAATAAACACAGTAAACGTGAACGCATCACCCAAATCATCTTCATTCTGGCTCTGGCTCTTCTTTTATTAATCCTGCCGCTTGGCTTTGTCCATGAAAAAGCGAGTAGAGTCACTTTTTACTGGTGCAGTTATTTATCCATAGCGGGAATAGCTCTTAATATAAAAAGTATCATCCCGATATTTAACAAATCGAAAATAGTACTTCCAGGACTGCTCCTGGCCATTATGTATACAACCTGGTCAGCGATTGTCTCACATAATATAATTCCCGGCGTTGATAATGGACTATTATTTACACCTGCGAAGCGCTGGCTACTCGGTTCGTTAATCTCCTTATTTATCCTGTGGGGAGTGCATAATAAACGAATGGGCAGAGAATTACTTTTTAAATTGACATGGATTTCATTGTTCTCAGCGTTTATTATTTCCAGCGCATATGGCATATGGCAGCATCTTAACGGCGTGGACAGAATCGTGTTGGGCATCAATCGCGCGACATTAACTGCCTATGCCTACAGTGCAATGGCACTGGCAATGATGACGATGCTAAATCAAATTCGTATGGTTTCCATTAAATATATAGCGATCATATTAACCTGCCTGCTGTCTATCTATATAATATTTCTTACCGAGACACGCTCAGCTATGTTTATCCATACGCTGATTTCCGTAGTAATCCTTTTTAAATCCCTCTGGCAGGGTAAGCGATTAAGACCTCTCCCGATCATTGCTATCCTGCTCGCTTTTTTTGCTATTGCTTTCTCAAGCAAAAATATCATAACCACCCGTTTCGATTCAACTCAGCAAGAATTAGCAAAATTTAATCAGGGTGATGACCATACCTCTCTGGGATCGCGATTTACGCTTTGGAAATCAGGTTTCATTGCTATTGAAAAAAACCCATTGGGTGAAACTCAAGTAACCAGAAATACGATAATCCGTCAATGGCTCAATACCAACAACCCAGATTCTTTTGCCCTTGAATATATTAACGTTCATTTGCACAACGAATTTATTCAATATACTTCACTATTTGGTGTATTTGGCTTTGTTGTGCTCTTTGTTTTTTTCGCTAAGTTAATTTTTGATAACGGTATTCGAGGTGTATTTAATAACCCGATATCCGTAATGGCAGTTTCAGCTTTGCTCTATGGAATGACTGATGTTCTTCTGACATCAATAGAGTATGTCGTTATTTTCTCCACGCTTGCTTTGTTAGCCAGTATTAATAACCTTGAAAAAGTTAAGAGTACAAATTGTAATGAGTAAAGTCGCTATTTTTATCATTAACCTGCCTGCTTCTACTGACAGGCGGGATTTTATGCAAAGTCAATTGGCATCAATTAGTACTGAATTTACTTTTATCGAAGCAGTCGATGGCTCAAAATTTGATAACGCAGAGCTTTCCACCGTTAAGAAAGAGGTGAGCTATGCGATTACAAAAGGGGAAGTCGGATGCGCTTTAAGCCATCTAAAAGCCTATGAGACGCTGGTAAAATCAGATTATGACATGGCATTGATTTTAGAGGATGATGTTATCATACCTTCCGATATTGATATGCATCTCTCGCGGCTGCATGAAAATAATAACAGCAAGCGCGCGACAATAACTTTGCTTTCAGAAGTTTATAAATACTACGAAAAAAATTCATTTTCAACTGACGAGAATCATCATGTCCACAAAGTTGTGGACGCAACTTTTGCTCATGGTTATGTAATCAACAAGTTAGCAGCAGAACGACTATTGAAAAAGCTGTACCCAGTCTGGTGCGTTGCAGATCAATGGACAACTTTCAAAGAATTTGGTTTTGTAGATATCTATGCTGTTATCCCCTCTTTAATTAATACTCATGACGTTTTTGAGAAAAAAACGACTATTGAAAATAGAAAACTGGATAATGTCCAGGAAGAAAAAAAACGTATGTGGAATGAGATAAAAAAATCCCGGCCATTAAAAGTTAAAATAAGAAGAAGCCTATGGCTGGCTTTTGTAAGACACTTTGTATCAATAAAAAATAGTACTGATGAATAATTAAATACTGTACAGTTACCTGGAATCCCCTCTAATTATTTGATTAACTTTTTATCGGGAATATTATAAGCCCTGATCAAGGGCTTTACTTTTAAAAAATTTAATGAAAATTATTTGTATAACACAGTGTCCCTTAAAGAAACCAGAAGGCGTAGAAACTTAACGCCGATTTTGCATGAGGCAATGATTCGAAGAAAATAACGTTAAAGTAAATTTTTGTTCTCAGGCAGTTCTATACCATCCCATTAATTTCACGAATGAGTTAACAAGAGAAAAGGCGACTGCAGATCCCGTGTTTGAGGTTGTACCTGCTACAGAATGATTATGTGCGCCGATTCCTACGGTATGCGAGTGTGCGCCGGCGCCACCAATCCCAACATTATGCGAATGCTGACCAGCCGCAGTAGACGCGGCTTGGGCTGCTGCACCACTACCGCCTCTGGAGACAGCGGCACTTCCTGCTGCAGCGTCAAACGTTCCATAAACAGCCAAGCCGTCTTGATTAGTAGGTAGACGCATACCTGACCCATGTTGGTGGTTTCCCTGTGCATCAGTCCATGCACTGTGACCGTGATCGCCCACACCAGATGTTCCCTTAGTCCCATAATCAAAGGTACTGGTAGTGGCAGAAAAATCATGGTTATGTACAGGTAAGTTTCCTATATTCAACGAAAACGAATCTGCTCCCCCCGTCGTCAGTACATCATTGCCGTTAGCGCTAGCTAAACGTATAGTTTTGTTTTCACCTATATATTTCCATACCGTACCGGGAAATAAAAGGTTAGGATCCTTATTTTGAGCCAGCCATACTACAACTCCAATAGGATAAACGCCATCAATGACTAATTTACTCTGTAAAGCATCTTGTAAATTATTAAGAATTTCACTGGGGTCACCATTATCTCTAACGTCTTTACCACTATTATTTGCAATAAACTGAGCCACTACGGCCGCAATAGTCGAGGCCTGACGCCAGACCTTATTGAGTTGTTCGCTGCGCGCTATTCCCGACTGGAAACCCGCATCGACCGCATCGAGTTCTTCATATTCTGCTTGCGAAAGTACATTGGCATTCTCACCCGTAGCAAACGCCTTGAAATCATTAACCGGCATGATTATTCCTCATTTATTTTATAGATTACAGAAACGCCAGCAGGCTTAACGGCCAGATAGCCCTGTTTGATAATTTCTTTGGTGATGTTTGAGACCGTATTGCCGTTAACATAAACGGTAATCGACATATCCTGATTATCAGTAAAAGAGAGTGATATATCTCCTTTAGGATAAATACTTTGCAGCACTTTCGGCAGCGTTTCCGTCGTACCGTCCCAGCCGTTCGCCCCTATTTTGGCTCGCAGCATGGTGCGATAATCTTCGTCGTCGACATTAATCGCACCCGATTCGGGATCGTAACGGTTTTTCCAGGTGCCATAACCAAATCCCAGCGTACTGCTGTCGAGCGTGAAAAAATAATCTTCAATGGGTGCCGTAATTTTTCTGTTACGTCCAATCCATTCGCCCAATATATCCAGTTGAGCCCCTGCCGCACTGTCGATATCCAGTGCAGAAAGTAATCCCGAGAGTGAAGCGGAGAGTTCGCTTTGTGGTCGGGAAATTAAGTCAACGTGCTCAACAAATAAAGGCTTACGGTGATAATTTGTAATCAGCTCGGTATATTTCATGAGGTCACCGTAACGGTGATATTTTCAATTTTACAGGAGGCCAGGCAATCGTAAGGGATTGAAATATTCGCCGTTGCCAGTGCCGATTCGCTAATACCCACTTTCAGGCTCAAAATATCGTAATACTGGCTGTTATTGCTGTCCGTTCCCGCTGTCAGATTGGCCGGAGAATAGAGTCGGCTTAGCAACACATCCTCTCCAATACCCAGCTTGTTGATCCAGGCGGCAAGCGCCATTTTTATTTCGTCGGCAACGGCGCTGGTATATCCCGGAAGCGCCTTAATCTCTAAAGCCAGATAAACCGGAACGGCTACCGGACGGGTGAAATTAATGGTTTGCGCTGCGCCATAGCTATCCGTTACCGCGATTGCCGTATTGCCCCAGGTGGCCACACCTAACGATTTTTTTCTGCGGAGCGTATCCGCAATCTCGGTAGCGTCACCGCCAATAACAATGGCTGAAATCGCATGGGCCGGTAAGCCGTTATCATCTGTCTCGCTGGTATCGTTTTGATACAGCTTGTGCCCGGTCACGCCCTGAATATTGGCAATCGCACCGTCCAGCGCATCAAATGTAACCAGCGCCGCCGATGCAACGCTCTGCGCCTGGCGACTACGCAGCTGAGCATCCGTTTCCGCCGCGTTTCCTACTGCCGCTGCTGAAACATTGCTAACTGCGGTCCAGCCGCGCGTCGGCGTATTGATTTGATTAACCGAACCAATTACTGCTGCAACGGCACCCTGCGTGGCGCAGGTTGCCGTCACGATGGTGGTGCCGGAAGTATCAAGCGTAACGGTCGCCGGAAGTTCCCAGAGCACGTTATTACTGTCCCTCACCGAGCCGTTGATAATCAGCGTTCCCGGCAAGCCAGTTAGCTTGACGTCTACCGTCGAACGGGTTGCCGCCTTACGGGCAATGCCGTTGATTTTTACATTGCGCGTTAGCGCATCGCCCGTGGCCGTCGCCGGCGAAAATGAGTTGTAGCAGGCAATCGCCGTGTTATTGGCATCATGGATAGCCAGAGCGTAGATCGCCAGCATCTGCCCGTCTTTACTGTCCGGCTCCAGGTAAGCATCGGAGCCGTAGATTTGCTGAAAGTAGCGGGTCAACATGCCCAGAATGGTCTGGTAATCGGGCGCACTGATCCCCTGGGCCGTTACCGTTGCCGATAACCCCAGCCTGTCTGTGTTGAGAGCCATTATGCCTCGCTTATAACTGTTGTCTGACCAAACAGAGTGTCTACCGTGGTCGTAATTACCATGCGGCGTGTGGAAGGGTTAAACGTTGCTGTATATGAAAGGATCGCTTTCACACCTTCGGTCGCCAGAATGCGCTTACGCAGCGCCAGCTCCATCGCCGTTGAGCTGCGTTTTCCCAGTAGCGATTGCATCCACGGTGTGCCTTCGGTGGTATCGAGAAACCACTGGCCGTACCACAGCTGTAATCGGGTTTTAATCGCCTGCGCCACGCATTCGGCCGAATCAATCAGGAAAGTGCCCTCTCCTTTACCAAAGGTGTAATCACCTTTATCTTCGCGTCGGTTTTTCATTGTGGTCCTCTTGTGTAGCTGGTTCCGCTCTGAATGCCGCCATGAAAGTGATCTTACAGGCCGACTCCGCTGGCGGTCTGATCGCCGCTGGAGGGAACCTCGCCGTTAACCGTCCTGCTGCCATTCAGGGTTAGCTGCGGTGTGGTATTG